AAAGTAGTTATGATTAATTCAAAAAATAAAATTTTCATAGTTAACTAATATGCCTCTACCTAAAAAAATAAAAAAATATTTACCATTAACTCAACCAGAAACTTTATTATCTAGACGTTATGAGTTATTGGATAAAATCAACAAAGATGGAACTTATTTACCTAAATCAATTCTTCATGCCGATTTAGACGGAGGTTTTTTAGAATTTGTTAAAGAAACTTTAAACATTAGTATTGATGGAGTGAGTGTACCAACGGTTAATGTTATTATGACAACTCAAAATTGGGCACAATTTACTGAAACTTGGGATTTTCAAAATATCGATAAAAATGTTGAACCCCCATTTATTACAGTTATCAGAACACCGGAAGTTAAATTTGGGACAAATCCAGCAACATTATATAATATACCAAATAGACGACTTTATTTTTATGCTCAAGTCCCTACTTGGGATGGTAATAGAAAAGGTATGGATATATATAAAATACCTCAGCCAGTTCCTGTTGATATAACTTATCAAGTTAAGATAATTTGTAATAGAATGCGGGAATTAAACGAATTTAATAAAAAAGTTATTGAAACTTTTGCTTCTAGACAAGCTTATCAAGTCATAAAAGGACATTATATACCCATTATTATGAACAACATAAGTGATGAATCTGTTATGGATCTTGAAAAAAGAAGATTTTATATACAAAATTATGAATTTACTTTATTAGGTTTTCTTATTGATGAAAATCAATTTGAGGTAATGCCCGCCATAAATAGAGTTTTTACTATGGTTGAATTTGGTAAAGATGAAAAAAAAAGAAATAAAAAATCTGATTCAAATCCAAAAAGTTTATCTAAAGAATTAGTTTTTCAAACAGGAACAACCATAGTTGAAACAACTTTTAATTACTCTTGTAATATTTTAATAGGTAATACAGAAAATGTTCAATCTTATGATGTTTATATTAATGACGATCTTTATGGTATAACTTTATCCGAAATATATATTAATTCAGGCGATGTTTTAAAATTAGATATTGTTAAAATAGATAATAATATACTTTCAACAATTTCATTAAACATATTACTTATTTAATTTTTGATTAACTAACACTTTGTTTTTTTTTATGATATTTATATAAAAAACTTATATTATAGGTTTTTTATTAAAAAAATAAAATAAAAAAAAAGAAAAAATAATGGCAACTTCAACTAATAGTAAAGTGTTTGTGTCTCCAGGTGTGTATACATCCGAAGTAGATTTGAGTTTTGTGTCTCAAAGTGTCGGTGTTACAACCTTGGGTATTGTCGGTGAGACATTAAAAGGTCCTGCTTTTGAACCGATTTTTATCAGAAATTATGATGAATTTTCACTTTATTTTGGTGGTACATCCCCCGAAAAATTTATAAACACACAAATTCCAAAATACGAAGCGGCGTATATTGCAAAATCTTATTTGCAACAATCAAATCAATTGTTTGTTACCCGAATTTTAGGTTTATCAGGATATGACGCAGGACCTTCATGGTCAATTAAAACTATTGCAAATGTTGATCAATCAACAGTTGGATTTGAATGTACTAGTTCAACTACACTAAGTTGTATAACACAATGTGTACAATATAATGTAGTTCCTTATAGTTTTGATTTTACAGGATGTACAAATAATATAGAATCAATAAGTTATGTAACTCCTTTACCAAATATATTAAGTGAAGATATTAATGATTTATATGAACAATTTAATGGTAGTGTTTCTAACATAGGGGCGGATTTAAATAGTCAAATATTTTCTGTTTTAAATTCACCATCAAGTTCAGCATTCTCAATCAATTATTTTGGTGTTATAAGTGGAGATACTTATGAAACTTTATCAGGTTATACTGATGATACAAACGTATTTAACGTTAGTAATGTTAATTCAAATAATGTGGATTATACTGATCCATTAAACGACGCTTGGTATTATGCTACATTTGACCACATTGGAAATAATTCTTATAGTGGTTATTCTTTTTATAGTACGGTACCGTCATTAACATTAACATCATCTCAATCAAATTGTGCATCGTTTTATAGTTATGAAGTAAGTTCATCAACTATAAGTACGGTGGTAGGAAACATAAATTATTTAACTAACACAATAAATATTTGTTTACCATCCACCGCAACTACAGCGGATACTTCAGCGATGACTATCACGTATAGTGCATGTACAACAGGAGTAACATCAGATGCTGTTTTACAATCAGCAATAACTGAAAATTATGATTTTAGTGCTTTAACTAAATCATATGTTTTAACTTCTGAAGATGGTACTGTAACAACTAATTGGACAGTAAATGTTTATGTAAATGACCCTTGTGGTGTTTGTGTGTCAGGAAATACTGGTACAATAGATACAGGGACTATCACTAATTGTTTTTCAGGTACTATTTCAGGTAATATTTATGTTTTTTCCGCCAATTCATTTAGTGATTACGATAATTTAGTTGTTGCAACATTAAGATCTAGAGGTTTAACAACATATTCTAGTGATAATGAACCCACATATGAAGTAACAGGATCTACTAATGTTTTTGGTAGCTTTATTGGTGATGATGTAACTTTGGATTGTTTAGGAAATTATTCAGCGGCAACAAAAAATCCTTTTAGTACATTTGGTATTAATGTAACTAATATACGAGGAGAAAATTTATTTTTTGAAACCTCATTTTTAAGAACAGATACTAACTTTATTACTAAGGTTTTTGGTCAATCGAATTTTTCTAAACCAAGAACAACAGTACCTTTATTTGTTGAGGAAGAATTTACCACTTTATTAAATTATGCATACAGAAAAGGTTATATTAGAGGGTTGGATTGTCAATTAACCGCTCTACCTAACGCAAGACAAGGTGTTGATCCTACTTCTATAGCATTTTATCTTGAAAAATACCAATCCCCAATCTCACCTTGGTTGGTTTCTGAAGTTAGAGGTAACAAAGTTTATAATTTGTTTAGATTCATGACAATTGCTGATGGTAATGCGGCAAATACGGAATTAAAAATTTCAGTCGCTAATATATCATTTAATAATGGTTCATTTGATTTATTAATTAGAGATTATTTTGATACTGATTCCGCACCTGTTGTACTTGAAAAATTCACAAATTGTAACATGGATCCTAACGATAACAATTTTGTTGCAAAAAAGATAGGTACAATAGACGGAGAATATCAACTCAACTCAAAGTATGTAATGATTGAGATTAATGAAGATGCTCCTGTAGATGCTTTACCTTGTGGATTCTTGGGTTATAACTTTAGAGAATATGGTGATGCAACACCTCCATTCCCAATTTATAAAACAAAATATAACTTCCCTGGTGAAGTAATTTGGAATCCTCCTTTTGGGTTATCAACAGGTGGTGACGATCAAATATTAAGTAACGGTGATAACGTTCGTAAAACTTACTTAGGAATGTCTAATTCAGATGATGCCGGTTATGACGTAGATTTCTTTGGGTATAAAGGTAAACAATTACCAACTCAAGTTTGTACAGCAATAGAAGGTAATAATTGGGCTTATAGAACTAAAGGTTTCCATATGGATATTATGGCGTCAGCAATTACCATACCTGATATATTTGTTACTTCAGGAGAATCCGCTTTCTATGTTGGTTCTGCAACATTCCAATCTGAACCTGAAACAGAAACAAGTCCTTATTACAGATTATTCTCTCGTAAATTTACTCTTTTTGTACAAGGCGGTTTTGATGGTTGGGACATATATAGAGAATATAGAACCAATGGTGATAGATTTGCTTTAGGTAGAAATGGTTATTTAAGAGGGGCTTGTAGTTCTACAAATTATCCAACAGCCACAGGTTGGGGAGCGTTTAAACAAATTACAGTTGGTGATAATTCTGTAGATTGGGCAAACACCGACTATTACGCTTACAAATTAGGTATTAACACATTTTCAAATCCTGAAGCAGTAAACATAAATTTATTTGTTACACCTGGTGTTGATTATGTTAATAACTCAGATGTAGTTGAACACGCAATTGATGTTATTGAAAATGACAGAGCGGATTCACTTTACATTTGTACAACACCTGATTTTCAAATGTTTACACCTTCATCAACAAATCCACAAGATTTAATTTATCCACAAGAAGCTGTAGATAATTTAGATCAAACAGGAATTGATTCAAATTATACGGCTACTTACTATCCTTGGGTATTAACAAGAGATTCGGTTAATAACACTCAAGTTTATATTCCTCCAACAGCAGAGGTAACTAGAAATTTAGCTTTAACAGATAACATTGCTTTTCCTTGGTTTGCCGCGGCGGGTTATACAAGAGGTATTGTTAATTCAATTAAAGCCCGTAAAAAATTAACTCAAGAAGATAGAGATGTACTTTATAAAGGTAGAATTAATCCAATAGCCACTTTTTCAGATGTTGGTACCGTAATTTGGGGTAATAAAACTTTACAAGTAAGGGAATCTGCTCTAGACCGTATAAATGTAAGACGTTTATTGTTACAGGCTAGAAAATTAATATCCGCGGTTTCAATAAGATTATTGTTTGAACAAAATGATGCGGTTGTTAGACAACAATTCTTAGACACTGTTAACCCTATATTAGACGCGATTAGAAGAGATAGAGGTTTATACGATTTCCGTGTAACTGTATCTTCAGATCCGGCTGATTTGGATAGAAACCAATTAACGGGTAAGATATATATTAAACCTACTAAGAGTTTAGAATTTATCGATATAACATTCTATATCACACCAACAGGTGCTTCATTTGAAAACATTTAATTAAAAATTAAATATGATTAAAAACCCCTTCTATAATGGAGGGGTTTTTCATTTTAACACCATTTCAAATTTTATTGAACCACAATCCCAAATCCTATCATAGTTTTTTTCTTGCATTATTTCCCATTCAGTTTTTTCTTTTGAGTAACCCTCTTTAACCAAAACATTTTTTCTGAATGTGTATCTATGATATCTATTAATAAACTTTTTCTTATCAACATACCAATAATTAGGTGGTGTTATATCAATCTTATTAAAACCTATTTTTGAATACACCATTTTTTCGGGGTTAATACCAGACCATCTAATATCAGAATATGTAATTATTTTTGTTGGATTTTGTGATTTTATAAAATGATTAAGTAATTTAGAGAAACCCCCAATTACGTTTGTGTTTATTTTATTACAAAATCTTATTAATTCATACTCACTATTCAAGTTTTCTTTTTTACTAATAAATTTCCTTTTATTTCCAAATGTAATTAAACTAACCAATTCATTTTTGTAGAACAAACCGAATCTATATTTATCAATCGACATACCTTGTATATGATTTTTTTCCAAAAATTCGGAAGAAGTTTTTTTATCAATTTCTTTTATTTCACACAAACGAGCGTATATTCTATCATTTAAATTCAATAGATTTGATAATCTTGATAGTGTTATCTCTTTTTTTAGGATTAATTCATCTTCAAAAATCTGTATTAATTTTATACCTTGTTTTTCAGACTCTATTGTTTTATTTAAATGATAATTTTTGTTTTTTTCACCCATTATTTCACTGTGAAAATAATTTCCGTTTACCTCAATACCTAAATTAAAATCAGGTATAAATATATCTATCTCACCACAGTTAGTTAAGTTTCTTTTATTGTCAATATGTTTTATACCATTATCATCCAAAAAATCTTTAATAATTAATTCTAATTTGGGGTTTTTAACAATAGGAAAACATTTTCTACAAATAGGTATTTTACCTGAACCTAATAATGTACTGGTAAAAATACTATTACAATCTAAACATTGAAATGAATATGATAAAGAAGTATTCCCACTCTTATTGATAGAATAATCGTCCAATAACTTTATATTATTCTTTTCCAATTTTGGAATCAAATTTTTCAGATGTCTGTTTCTTACAGTATTTTTTAATTTATTTACAAAATCAGGCACATACATTGGATGTTCAACACCATATTTAGACAAAAAACTTTGTTTGTTTTTAACTTTAAATTCGTCTAATTTGTACAAACTGTCAACACCATATTTTTCTAATAAAGACTCTTTAGTTTTTTTAATTCTATATTCTTTATTTTCTTTTTTGTTTTGCCATATCTCTCGACATTCTTTTGAACATAGTTTTTTTTCGTGTTTTTTTCTTTCCACAAATTCATTTCCACATTGAACACAGTATCTTTTTTCTCTTACTGTATTATCTTTTTCTCTACCAAGTAGATCATTTTTTCTTGCAAAATCAAAATAACATTTTCTACCACAAAATTTTTTGTTTCTTTGTTTATATGGTGCCTTAAATTTTTCGCAACAATTTTGGCAATTAAGTTCAATTTCCATAAAATTATTTTTGTTAGACTAACAAACAGTTATCTACACATAAATATATATTAAAAATTAAAAAACTAAATTAATTTTAATAATATTTATTAATGTGAAAATTAAAGAAGGAATTACAGATTTAGGAAGTCCAGATATGAAGTATTATGCGTTTGATTGGGATGATAATATTTTAAAAATGCCAACAAAAATAATTCTTAAGGATGATAATGAAAAAGAGGTTGAAATGTCTACAGAAGATTTTGCAGAATACAGATCTAAAATAGGGGTTAAACCATTTAAATATAATGGTCATAATATTGTTGGTTATGATAATGACGCTTTTAAATATTTTAGAGTAACAGGTGATAAACAATTTATGAAAGATTCTATGATTGCAGAACCTGGACCTGCTTGGAATGATTTTGTTGAAGCAATAAATGGGGGGTCAATATTTTCAATTATTACTGCAAGAGGTCACACACCTTCGGTTATAAAAAAAACCGTTTATAATTTTATAAAATCAAATCACAATGGAATAAACTCAAAAGAGTTAATCAAAAATTTAAAAAAATATAGAGACATATCTGATATGGAAGAAATATCTGAAGAAGAAATGATAAAAGAATACCTAAATATGTGTAAATTTTATCCTGTTAGTTATGGAGTTGGTTCAGAATCAAACCCAGAACAAGAAAAAATAAAGGCATTAAAAGAATTTATAGATATTGTAAAAGATGTGTCGAGTTTTATACAAAAAAAAGCTTTTTTAAAAAATCTTATATCAAATAACTTTGTTCTTCCACAAGTTGGGTTTTCTGACGATGACCCAAAAAATATATCTAAAATAAAATCACACTTTAAAAATAAACCAGATGCTGAAGATATGTTAAAAATATATTCAACAACGGGAGGAATAAAAAAACTAGAATAACTAGATATTTATATATGTATAAGTAGAAATAAAAAAATTAAAGTAAATAGAAAAAAATTTTATTGATATTTATATATGAAAAAAAAATAAAAAAATAACAAAAAAAATAATACATTATGGCTGATTTACTAATGAAAATGCCCATACCTTATGAACCCAAAAGACAAAATAGGTTCATTCTTAGGTTTCCTTCATCTTTAGGAATAAACGAGTGGTTTGTTGAATCAAGTGCTAGACCACACATAACAATTAATCCAGTCGAAATTCAATTCCTTAACACATCTACTTATGTTGCTGGTAGATTTACTTGGTCTACAATTAATGTTAAATTTAGAGACCCTATAGGA